TTACAAGCGGGTCTTCGCTTGGAGGTGGTGTTAACGCTTGTGCGTATTGCTCTTGTATTTCAGCTGCCAACTCTGCACTTCTTGATGCTATTTGATCTTGCATAGCTTTCATGGCGTTAGGATCTTGTTGCATCATTGCTTGTTGCTCTGGTGGCACTTGTGCTAAAACTTCTTGTTGTGCTTGTAATTCAGACATCATTGCAATGTGTTCAGAGATATGTCCTTGCAAGGTCATAATTATAGCAGCATTGGCTTGTGCAACTGGTGTGCTTATCATTGCTAAGTGGGCAGTGATATGTGCTTGATGATTTTGTTCTGGAAAAGCGTTCAACGAACCACCTTTTAACGCCTCTTGATTTTCTTTTGCAGGATTCATAGGCATTGGTTGTGGAGGTGGTTGTAATATTGCATCGATGTTATTTACACCTAAAGCCTCATACATTTTTCTATATGCTTGATACATACCATTAGGTCCATGTATATCTGGATTACTCTGTGCCAATTGTAATTGTGTTTGTGCTAACGCAATACGTTGCGACATGGAAAAGATATTAGGATCAGAAACTGGTAATATATCTATTCTTTCATCAAAGTCTGTTTGTTTAATTTCAGGTGGTGCTCCCGGAACTTGATATGGGTACATGGGTACATCCATAGCAAATATACGAGCTAATAGTTTAAACTCTATTTTTTGTGAATAATGCAGACGCTTATGTATGGCAGACATAACCTTTGTGCCACGCTCCATTATAGCCATTGTCGTGCCAACTGGTGCATTGCCTTGCATCTCACCAACTTTCATATCGGCCATAGAAGCAAAGCGTCTACCAGAATCTATTAATGTTCCAAGTAAAGAATACAAGGTCTGAGATGGCTCCTTAAATGGTAAAGGCATAATTGCTTGACGCAAATCCATACCAACCATATCTACATCTCTGAACTCGCCAGGATTTAGTGGAGACTCGTCATCTCTGATCCTTGCACCTCTTGCTTTAAATCCTGCAGGTAAGTTTGATAATGTACCTGCGTCTATCAGTTGTCTAAGTATTGAAGTAGAAGCTCTTGATAAGCCACCTATCATATGAGTAAGACCAAAGCCATAAAACCCAAGACCAGGTAAGAACTTATAATGAACAAAATAAGGGATCTTCCTACGGAACGGATCACCTTCATTGAAATTCCTTTTGATTGATAATATTTCACCAGATTTCTCCACTATAGTAACAACATAGGGCATCTTTAATCCAGTGGGTTCTCCGTCTTGACCAATATCTTCAAAGCCAATTAAATCTAAATCTGTGTGAACTTCATATAATGTTATCTCTTCGTTGTAACTAGAACCTTTTTCTACGCCTTGTATGTCGTCAATTGTTTCCTTGACCTCATCATAACTTGATCCTCCACTATCAGATGAGGGTAAATCTATATCCTTATAAAACCCTTGTAGTTGTAATTTTCTAATCTCATTTTTATCCATACGGACAACGTGAGTAATGCGTGTAGATGTTTTTAAGTCTGTTGCATTGTAAGGTACAATTAAATCCTCTGCATGAACAAATTTAGAAACAGCTCTTTGCATTGAAGGGTCAAAGTAAATTTTTTTAAATGCTGAACCTACAATCGGAAGATAAAATAACATCTGATCTAATTCAGGATCATACTCTTCCATTTCATAAGTTATTTGATAATTCATATAATTTTTAATACGCTCTGCTTGTGCAAGTAACTCTGGGTTTTCTGCACCTACAATATGTGTTCTTACAGGTCCACTTGCTGGTAACATTTCTCTATATGCTTGTGCTTGAAACTGTGTAACGCTTTCTGCTAATAATGGATGAACTACTCCAGATGCACCTTCAAAAGGCTCTGCCCTATCTTCATAGTTCATGCCTAGTAATTCTAAACCACCTTTGTACTGGTCTTCCCAATCTCTTCTTGATGAAATGTCTTCTTCTATGTCTCCAACAAGATCACTGGATATAACTCCAAGCTCACTGTCATCAATATAATCTGCTAAGTTAGCGTTAAAAGGTACTGGCATAGATGCTTCAAGTTGTTCCTGCATCTCACCTATGATTGCAGAACCATCCTCTAGTTCTGTAACCCCTGGAGTGATTTCAGTTTCAGTTACTGAAACTTGCATACCTTGTGG